TGATCTTATCGGTATTCCTACCTGTGGCACGGGCTGCGCGAGCCTCGCCGGGTCCAGTCCCGGGAACTGCGTCGACGCGGTCACCACCTCCACGCTGGCGACGAGTGTCACGGTGAACTGGTCGGGCACGCGCAGTGCGGCACCGTTTTGCACCTGCACGACGAACTCGGTTGCGAGCTTCTGTGCCGTGACGAGTGTTACCACGGGGCACGTGGTCTTCGGGTTGAGCGCCGGGCTCACCGGGACGATCAACTATTCGTGCCTCTTAGGGAGTTGATGCCGAACAAAACTCGCGATGACGCGGCTCGTCTGAACCGCGAAGAGGTTGCCCGCCAGGTACGGGCGGCGGAGATCACGCGCTGTCGGACGCGGTTGCAGGTTCTTGAGCAGGAGTTGGAAAAGACGAAGAATCGTCTGGCGGCGCTTCTGATCGGGCAGGCGGTGGAACGGCGCTCGTGAAGAAGAAGCAGACGGATGGTGAACCTCTCCCGGACGCTCGAGAGGTTGCGCGGGCGATGAGGCAGGAGCCATGCCCCGGCTGTCGGGCCCGCGAGGCGGAGGTGGCCTACCTTCGCCAACATGTCCGCGATCTCACAGACCGGATGGTGGCCTTGGCAAGCCCGACGGCGCTGGCGGTCGCCCGGGGCGAGATTGCGCAGCCGGTCCCACAGGTCGGGCTCCCGACGGATGATCGGGCCCCAGTGATCTTGGAGAACGGAGAGGTTACGACGGCGGGTGACATTAGGCGTGTGCAGGCCAAGATCGACGAAGCCATGAGTATGCGCTGACCCCATAGCCGGGCAGCGGGCGTAGCCTGTAGACTTACGAGCGCAACGAGGAGGAGGCGGTGATGAGGCGAACAGCGATGCGGTATCTAGGACTCGCGGCGGCGTTGCTGCTGCTTCTCGGTGGTCGGGCGTACTCGCAGACGACAACAAGCGCGGCACCGAGCACGACGTCCACGAGCACCTCCACCTCGACTTCGACATCGGCGCCGGCTCCGCCAACGACAACCACGCTCGCGACGGCCGAATGGCGGGTGATTCTGCCAACGGACTGCACGAAGGCGGGAGACCCGGCCGACTGCTGCGTCTCAGCCACGGGGGCAGCCAACGAGCAGTGCAACATGCGCATGGACTTCGCGCACTTCTTCGAGGTCTATGCGACCTTTGAGCCCAGCACTCTGGGAACGTACCGAACGGGTGGGAGCGAGCTATCCGCTACGCAGTTCAAGCGGCTGGGGCTGAACACCGTCGTCGCCACGCTCTGCAACCCGACCAAGAGCGGGCGGCAGGTCTTCATCACGCAGCCGACGACCGAGGCGTTGCCCCCGGTGCTGACCATCCATCTGTTCGAGAGCGGAGAGACGGAGGTCGCGAACGGGGCGATCCTGGTGACGAGCCAGGGTGTGGGGAAGTCCGACGCCTTTACCTGCCTGATCATAGGCCGGTGAGAAGGCTCGCCCCGTGGCGAGCGAACTGAGCCCTTCGCCCAATCCGGCGAGTCTCCAGCGCAGTGCCTCCGTCGGTGCAGGGACGGAGGCGCGTCCGGCGAGGGAGGGCTACGAGGCCGTCAAGCCGGAGGGCGCCGAGGAGCTGATCCGGCGGGCTCAGGAGCGCGTCAACTGGTCGAATCGGGTCGCCAGCCGGTGGGCGCTCGAGCGCGAGATCTTTGAGAACATCGCGATGGCGGCTGGCGTGCAGTGGATCGAGTACAGCGAGCAGACTCGCCGCTTCTCCCGTTGGAACGCCCCCTCGTGGTTTCCGACCCCTGTCACGAACGCCATCGCCCCCCGCGTCGCGGCGATGAATGCGCAGCTTCTCCGTGTGCGTCCGGCAGGCCGGGTCCGCCCGAATACGTCCGAGCCGAAGGACCGCGAGGCGGCCAACGTGGGCGACAAGATGCTCGCCTACTTGGACGACGTGACCAACGAGGACGAGCTCCGGCAGGACGCCAGCCTGATCGCCACCCTGACGGGTACGGTGATCTTCAAGGACTACTGGAACCCGCAAGCCGGGAAGATCCTCCAGATCCCGCAGATGACAACGCAGATGCGCCCCGCCATGCAGCCGGCGGCGCAGTGCCCCGCGTGTCAGGCGACGGAGGGCCCCGAGCAAGTCGGGCAGCCCTGTGCGACGTGCGGAGAGGCCCCTTATGGCCCTGGACAGACGCCACGCCTCTTTGCCAACGGAGAGCCCGCGCAGATCGTGGAGTCCGTACCGCAGACGGACCCGGAGACGGGCGAGCCGCTGCCGCCAACCGAAGTGCATGAGGGGGAGATCGAGACTCAGGTCCGCATGATTTTTAACTTCTACTGGGACCCGAAGGCGACGCGCCTGGAGAACGCCCGGTGGTGCCGCGAGGCGGTCTATGCGGACCTCGACTGGATCGACCAGAACTTCCCTGAGTTTGGGCCCTACGTGGCGCAGGAGAGTGGGATTGACGCTGCCAACTTCTTCGAGTCCTCCCTGCTCTCGCTGGTTGGCCCGTCGATTCAGGGGAGTGCCCACTACGGCGGCGGCTCCTTCTACGCCCACGGGGCAGTGCTGCGCTGGTACGAGGAGAAGCCGTCACAGCAGTACCCGAAGGGGCTCCTCCTGATCGTCGCCAACGGCGTGCTGCTCTACCAGGGCGACCTACCGCTGAAGGACGAGAACGGCAACGTGACGGGCGACTTCTCGTTTACCGAGTTCCGCTACGACGTGCTGCCCGGCCGTTTTCCGGGCCAGTCACCCGTTAGCTCCATGGTGCCTCTCCAGCGCCGGATCAACGGGATCGACGCGCAAGTCGTGCTGAACCGGAAGACCATCCTGAACCCGTGGATCCTCGCCCCGAAGGCGAGTGGCATCAACCCGGCCATGGCCGGTATGCGGCCCGGCCTCGTGCTCCTCTACAACTCGATCGGTGTCTCGGCTGCCCCGCAGGTGGTGCCGGGCACGCCCCTCCCGCAGCAGATCTACGACGAGCGGCAGGCGTGCTTCGTGTCCATGGACGAGCTGGCCCAGGACCGTCGGATGGGCGTGCAAGACCTGCCGCAGGGCGTCAAGAGCGGGATTGCCTTGAACCTGCTGAAGGAGAAGGCCGAGGAGGACGCGGTGCCGCGGCTCCAGCGCTGGGGACAGGCCATCGCGAAGCGCGGCCACAAGCGGCTTCTCCTGGCCCAGCAGCACTACCACGCGGACCGGGCGGTGCGGGTCATGGGCGCGGGCTCTGAGTGGCAAGTGGCGTATTGGCAGGGGGCGGACCTCCGGGGCAATACGGATGTCAGCGTGGACCCGGCGAGCTTGATCCCGCGCTCCCGGTCGGCCGAGATCCAGTCGATCTTCGACGGCATCGAGCAGGGGCTCCTGAATCCCCAGGACCCGATGCAGCGGCAGAAGATCATCGAGCGGCTCAACCTGCAGGATTTCGAGACGGAGATTGGGCCCGACCGCCGCCGCCAGCAGAAGGAGAACAGCGAGCTCGATACGGGCCAGATGGTGCCGGTTCGGGAGACCGACAACCACGAGATCCACCTCATGGAGCTGCTCCCGCTGATCAAGGATCCGTCGTTCGACTCGAAGGAGCCGGCGGCGCAGCAGGCGTGGATGCAGCATTACCAGCAGCACAAGGCGGCCCTCCTGCAGCAGATCGCGATGCAGCAGATGGCGGGACAGCCACCCGCTGCCGGGCCGCAGCAGCCCGGGCAGGGGCCGCCTGGCGGAAACCCCCTTGCGGCTCCAGGGGGTGGCGCGCAGGATACGACACATGGATCAGCGACGGCCGCGTGATACGCGGAACGCTGCGGGCGGCGCGGGGGCGCCCTTTCTGACGTAACCCCGCACTCGGGTATCAGGAGCGCCCGGCAAAACGCTCCTGCGGCGGCCCGCGGCCTGACGGCGGGCAAGGCGGAGAATGATCATGGCGGATGGCGCAGGAACCGAGCCAACTGGTAGCCCGACCCCCCCGGTAGAACCGGCCGGTGGAGGTGGGGGTGCGGCTCCGAGTGCCGCGCCACCTACGCCTGCGCAGCCGCCGAGTGGTGGGGACGCCCCCTCGGCGACGGCGGCGCCTGGTACTGTGGCACAGCCCCCGGCCTCGAAAGAGCCGCCGCAGTTCCCGTGGTCCGAGCATCGGAAGCTGAAGAACCAGCTCGAGCGCTACGAGCGCGACCTGAACGATCGTCAGGAGCGCCTGAAGGCGCTGGAGACCGAGCGGATCTCATGGCAGCAGAATCAGCAAGCCCTTTCTCAGAAGGCCAAGGACTTCGATGCGCTCGCCACGGTCCTCCAGCGGAACCCGGCGCTGGCCGACGAGATCGAGCGGGCCATCCACGGTGAGCCGACCACGGCCCGTGGCGCCGCTGCCGTTGCACAGTTGCCGCCCGAGTTCCTGAAGCAGTGGAACGAGATGCGTCAGCAGCTCGGCGTCGTGACGAAGGGCTGGCAGGAGCAGGAGACGCTCCGCCGCCAGGCATTCGAGCAGCAGGAGATGCAGAAGACCGGGATGGAGCTGAAGACCCGGCTGACGGGGCTCCTGAAGGAGCACAACTACGCCGAGTCGCTCTACCCGCAGGTCGAAGCCTATCTCCTACAGCGCGTGCGGGAGCTGGGCGGGGCGGATCTGGAAGACGTCCCCTACCTGTTCAACGAGTGGTACAAGGCGCAGGAAGACGCCTTCAACGCCCGCCTCGATGCGTTCCGGAAGGGCGCGACGACGAGCGCGGCGGCCCCGGCGAGTCCGGGTGGTGGCGGGCAGCTCCCGATCACGGCGAAGCCGGATTTTGGGGCGCTCGATCGGAAGACGAACGAAGCAGCCGAGAAGGCGCTCCGAGAGCGGCTCGGCTGGGGCAACGGAGCGTGATGATGCGCGGCGAGGATCACCGGACCGCGCCAACGTGGTGAGGAGGCGGAGGGAAACCCATGGCGAGTCCAGCGATTCTCGACAACATTTCCGAGCTATCAGCCATCTTGAAGACGGTCTGGGGGCCCGGAGTGGAGCAGCAGCAAAACCTGGCTGCGATGCTCTACAAAAAGCTCGACACGAGTGAGATCCGGTTCGGCGGCAACGCTTACGAGTTCCCCGCCCGGATGGTGAATACGCAGGCGGTCGGAGCCCGCGGCTACCGGCAGGGACTGCCGCAGCCGATCCTGAACATCGACGTCACGGCCCGGGTCCGGCAGAAGTTCGAGTATGGCTCGTTCGATATCCCCGGCCCGGACATCGAGAAGGGCAAGGGGAATCCCAACGCCTTCGTCAACACGCTGACCGACAAGCTCCGGTCGCTGACGGAGATGACCCTCAAGGACCTCAACATGCAGTCCTACCTGGACGGCACCGGGGTCCGGGCGACGGCAACGGGTGCCTGGGTTGTGGGGGCGGCCACCGTCGATCGGATCAAGTACCTCCGTGTCGGCATGCATGTGAATGTGATCTCCGGCGTGGACGGGGCGACGCTCCGTGTCGGTGGCGATACCGATCCCGGCGATTCGGGCGGTGTCTTCGCGAATGCTCGCTTCACGGTGGTCGCGATCGACGGGCCGACCAAGACGGTGACGCTCGGCATGGGGACGCCCCTCGCGCCGACGAGCCCGACGGCCGCAGTGTCGGGTGATCTCATCGTGCGTCACAAGACCGCAGGGGCCGAGCTGACCGGACTCGGGGCGATCGTGGACGATGGGGTCAACAACCCGGGTGCCAACGTACTGCAGGACATCGACCGGGTGGCGAATCCGCTCTGGCGGGCGAAGGTGCTGTCGGCGGGCGGTCCGGGCGACCTGACGCTGCAGCTTCTCCAGCAGGGC